CTTTGCCCCGAGTGCCACCAAGGCACAGAGGGATGGCACGGCACGCGCGCGCTGTGGAACGTGCGCAAGCTCGATCAGCTCGGCGCGCTGGCGATCACGATTCGGAGGTTGTTCGCATGACCGTCTATCACGTCATCAGCGTGTCCGGCGGAAAGGACAGCGACGCGACATTGCTTCTGGCGTTGCAGCGGTTCCCGCGCGAGCGCGTGTTGCCGATCTACTGCGACACCGGCAACGAACACGATGCGGTCGAAGAACATCTGGCGTATCTGGAGGTGCGCCTTGGCGTCACGGTTGCGCGCTTGCGGGCCAACTTCGACGCCGAGATTGCGGCGAAGCGAATGTTCATCGCGCGCGATAAGCGTACCGGCCGCGACAAGAAAGGCCGGCGCGTGCGATGGACGAACAAGGCAAAGCGGCGCGCTCTCGCTGAGATGTATCCGCGCGGAAATCCGTTTCTCGATCTGTGCATCTGGAAGGGGCGATTCCCGTCGCGCAAGGCGCAGTTCTGTACGCAAGAACTCAAAGCAGAGTTAGCGACCGCGTATCAATTGCGCCTGGTCGAGCAGGGGCACCGCGTCGTGAGTTGGCAAGGCGTGCGCCGGGATGAGTCGCTTGCGCGCCGCGGCGCCGCGATGTTCGAGCGCCTTAACCCGCGCATGTATGCCTACCGGCCTCTCGTGGAATGGACCGCGCAGCAGGTGTTCGCTTTTCTCGCCGCGCATGACATCGCGCCGAACAAGCTCTATCGCGAAGGCATGAGCCGAGTCGGTTGCATGCCGTGCATCAACCAGCGCAAGGACGCTCTGCGCGAGATGGCAATGCGCTGGCCCGAGCATCCGGCCCGCATCGCGGAGTGGGAGCGCATCGTAGGGGAATGCTCTAAGCGTGGGGCATCGACATTTTTCTCCGACGGGCATGAAGCCAACGACAGGCGACAGGTGTTTGCCGATCTGAACATCGCCGCGCGCGTCGAGTGGAGCAAGACGACGCGCGGCGGGAGGCAGTTCGATCTGCTCGGAGATGAGTCGACGGCTTGCAAATCGGCATACGGGCTATGCGAATGACCGCAACCGTAACGACCTGGCTCGACGGCCGCATCCAGACCGTGCCGGCCGACGATCCGCGGCTGGCGCAGATCGAGTTACTCCGCCACATCGCGAATCTGCACCGGATCAGCCCGGCGCGCGCCCGCGTGGCGTACTTCGACGAGTACGAGCGGTCGCACGACCGCAAGGCGCGGCTTGCGCTGCAGGACGCATTCGCGGCGGACTGGGAAAGGAAAAGGCAACCATGAGGCACAAGCGCATTACCTACCCGCCTGGGTTTTTCAGTGCACTCGTCAAGCGCCACAACTGGCCGCCCGGTTTCGTCTCCGCGCTCGACCGCGAGAAGCCCGAGTTCAAGCCGCACGTCACGACCGACGCGCAGCGCGAGCGCCAGATCGCGGCCGGCTACGGATGGGGTAGCGGCACGATGCTGATGCCGGGCACACCAAAGCGCAGCGCGCCGGGATGGATGCGATGAACACCCAAGTTCAGCCGTGACGCGAAGCGGTCGGCTCGAATGAAGGGTTAGGCCCGTTGTAACCGGAGCGCGACACAGCATGAGCGACAAAGTGGTTTTCTTGGCGTACCGCACCGAGAAGGCCGACACGGACGGCAAGGAAGTGCTGGCGTGCGCGCGATGCAAGAACAAGGCATGGACTGTGGTGTATGACGACCAAGGCGGAGAGTATCCGCGCCTTTTGTGTACCGCCTGCGCTACGGATGGCGGAACTTTTGGATGGGTGGGGAAAGAATGACAACCTTATACGAAGCGGCCCGCGCTGCGCTCAACGCTTGGGAATACGACAGCAACGAGTGTCGATGGCACATGGACAACCTGCGAGCGGCGCTAGATGAGGCGCCCAAGCCATCTGAACCAGTGGCGTGGCATGTCTGTAGCGTGAATAGCGACGGGTCACTGAGCCTTGAATTTGCTGCGCCGTGGGAAGAACTCGCGCACGAACACATCAGTGACGCAATACTCGACCACGACATTGATGGCGCAGGGGCATGGGTTGTGCGGCCTGTTTACGCGACTCCACAGCCAATTGCTACAGAGCCGACTAACTCAGCACGTAACCGCGTCTGTTGCGAGGGTGACTGCCCATACTATGGACAGCCGCGCCCGGCTTCGTGCGTGTGTGCACGGGCCTAACGTGGAGGTAAGCAGGTGACAACGGCGCAACTACAGCAGGACGAAGGCACGGCTGCCACCGTTGGCGCTCTGCTTGACCGCAGGGTTAGGTCGCTCGCGCCGCAGGACGCATTTGCAGCGGATTGGCAGGCAAGGAGGCAGGCATGAGGATGATGAACGAGGCTATCGAAGGCGCGCGCGACTTCCAGGACTTCATGGAAAAGATCGTTGCCGACGAACAGCGTCTGAAGCGGCAGGTAACGCAGGGCGCCGGGCCGGGCGAGCGTTTGCACGACGCGGGGATTGGTCGTCTTCCAGGAGAGAACCGCGCAGCGCACCGTGCGCGACTCAAGCGCGAGCGTCGCGAGAGCAAGGCGCACGGGGCGCGCGCATGACGACAAGCGCCAGGCTGAGCGTTCGATTGCAGGATGTTGCGCAGTCGTTGTCCGAAGTGCTGGACGAGATTGCCGGCGAACCCATTGCGTTCGTGCTGGTGCTACAGGCGGACAAGACCGCGCAGTACATCAGCAATTGCGCGCGCGCGGATGGGCGCGAACTGATCGAGAGCCTGCTGGCGCGGTGGAACGCTGGACGCGCGGACATCCCGGCGCACTACAACCCAGATTTGCGATGAACCGCGCCGTGCCATCGCTCGACGCCGCACTGAGCCTGATGCTGCTCGGCCTGTTCGGCTCGCTCGCGCTGCTACTGCTCGCCGCGAGCTTTCTGGCCGGGTTCGCGATCGGCAAATTCGCGGTTTGGCCGCTGATCGGATGGCTGCTATGAAAACCAAGGATCAAGCCTTCGCCGCGCTGCTATCGCCAGATGCGCCGTGCGACCGCTACGCATGCCCGGCCCGCGCGCGCTGCGCTGCCGAGCTGCTGGCCTGCAACGCGCTGCTGATCTACGTCGAGACCGGCCGCGCCCACAATCCGCGCGACTTCGCGCCGCCGACGCGGGAGGTATTCGACTCGATCGAGCGCGATCGGGCCGGGCACGAGCACGGCATGGCCTACAAGTCGCTCAAACTGCCGGCGGACAAAGCCGCGTGGCAGTGGGCGGAGTTCGAGCGGGCGCAGGCGTGAGCGAATTGCGCGTCATCCTGCCGTGGCCGCCGCGGGCGCTGTCGCCCAACTCGCGCCCGCCACACTGGGCCGTGCTGGCAAAGGCCAAGCGCGCATACCGTTTCGCGTGCCATGCAGAGGCGATGGCTGCAGGGTGGCGCAATGGCGCCTTCGCGCCGACCGACAGGCTGCATGTGCGGCTGGTGTTCGTGCCGCCCGACCGTCGCCGCAGGGACATGGACAACATCATCGCCGCGATGAAGAGCGGGCTCGACGGCCTGGCCGATGCGCTCGGCGTCGATGACAGCCGCTGGACGCTCACATGTGCGATCGACGACGGCAGCATCGGCGGGATGGTGCGGGTTTGCGTGGAGGCGACTGGTGCGGCGTGACGCGCAAACAACGGTCGATTGGTTCGAGCTCATTTGGGACATTGTGCAGCGCGAAATCAGCGTTTTGCGCATCGCGCACACGACCGGAATACCAGAGTCCGCGATCCGTGGCTACATCGCCGGTGCTCACCCACCGCACTGGCGGGGCGAGCTGCTTATCAGCCAGTGGATCATCGCAACGGGCAGGACGCGAGAGGAATTACCGATGGAGACTCTGAGGCAAACGATCAGGGTAGTGCACTCGCCGAAAACGAAGCGGTTTTTCGGCGGGGACAAGGGTGCGGCGCTGGCTGCTGCGTGGAGGGTGAGAGATGAATGATTGCGAATGGGTAACGGTGGCGTCGAACCACGCAGTTATTAGCAGGGATGAATTGATGGAGTGGCTTGGCGGAATTACCGGCGAACAACTCAGGGTGTTGCTGGTTAGGGACGGACTGCCGCCGCCGAGATTCGGCAATTTCACAGGAAAGACGACGCCACCAGGGCGACTAAACAAGTCCTGCCGTTGGCGCGTCGGCGACGTTCGCGCATGGCTCGCCGGAGCAGAAAGTCGGCTTACCCGCGAGGTTGCAACAGACATTGGTGCGGAGCAGAGCAAATCCTCGAAGACGTGGCACGACACCTACGACACCTGCGGTAGTTTCGCGCTCAGGTCGCGTTACAGGGGCGGAGCATGAGCCCGAAAGCCGAGCGGTTTGTAGGGGCAGCAAGTGGGGCGACGTAACACATTCTCCAAGGCGGTTGCGGATGCAATTTGCCTCCGTCTGTCAGACGGGGAATCACTGCGCGGCATTTGCATGGACGACAACATGCCGGCCGAATCGACGGTAAGGCAGTGGGCACTGAACGACCTGCACGGGTTTGCCGCGCAATACGCGCGTGCGCGAGAAATCGGCTATCACGCGCTGGCCGACGAAATCATTCACATCAGCAACACGCCGCAGGTCGGAGTCAAGACAAAAACCGATGATGACGGCAAGAAGGAGACTTCAGAGGGGGACATGATCGAACACCGCCGCCTTCAGGTGGACGCGCGCAAGTGGTACTTGTCGAAGGTGCTGCCCAAGGTGTACGGCGACAAAGTGGCGCTGGAAGTGAACGACATAACCGACCGCGCCGAACAGATGCGCCAGCGGAGGGCGCGCCGCCTTGGCAAAACCTGACAAGCTCGCCGCCGTCATGGACGACTACGCGGCCGACCCGCTCGGGTTCGTGCTGGATGCCTACCCGTGGGGCGAGGGGCCGCTGGAGAAGCATGCAGGCCCGCGCGAGTGGCAGCGTGAAGGACTGGCAGCCATCGGTGAACATCTGCGGAACCCGGCAACGCGCTGCACGCCGCTGCGGATGGCGGTCGCGTCGGGGCACGGCGTTGGGAAGTCGGCTTTCATTTCGATGGTGCTGAATTGGGGCATGTCAACATGCCCTGATACGCGCGCCGTGGTGACTGCAAACACCGACCTGCAGTTGCGCACGAAGACCTGGCCGGAGGTCGCCAAGTGGGCGCGGCTGTCGGTTACGTCGGACTGGTGGGCGGTGCCGGCTACGGCGCTGTACGAGAAGGGCAACGAGAAATCATGGCGGGCCGATGCGTCGCCTTGGAGCGAGCACAACACCGAGGCATTCGCCGGCCTGCACAACGAGGGCAAGCGCATCATTCTCGTTTTCGACGAGGCGTCCAAGATCGCTGACAAGGTTTGGGAGGTGGCCGAAGGCGCGCTGACCGACGAGGACACAGAAATCATCTGGCTCGCGTTCGGCAACCCGACGCAAAACACCGGCCGATTCCGGGAGTGTTTCCGGCGCTATCGGCATCTGTGGCAGACGCGCCAGATCGACAGCCGCACGGTAGAGGGCACGAACAAGGACTATCTCGCCGAGTTCGTCGCGACGCACGGCGAGGACAGCGACATCGTGAAGGTCCGCGTGAAGGGTCAGTTCCCGGCGCAGTCCATCAAGCAGTTCATCAGTTCGGCCGACGTTGACCCGGCGCGCGGCCGGCACTACGCCGAGACGGCCTACAACTTCGCGCCCAAGATTCTCACCCTCGACAATTCGTGGGAAGGCGACGACGAGGGCGTGATAGGGCTGCGTCAGGGACTGGTGTTCAGAATCCTCGCCACCTTCGCCAAGAACGACAACGACATCGACGTAGCGAACAGGCTGGCACGGCTCGAGGACGAGCACGAAGCCGATGCGGTGTTCATCGACGCCGGCTACGGTACGGGTGTCGTCAGCGCCGGCAAGACGATGAACCGGCGGTGGCGCTTGGTCTGGTTCGCTGGCGAGTCGCCTGACGCCGGGTGCCTGAACATGCGCGCCTACATCTACAAGCAAACCCGCGACTGGCTTAAGGCGGGCGGGGCGATCCCCGACGATCAGGTGTTGGTGGACGACCTGACCGGGGCCGAGACGATTTCACGCCTCGATGGCAAGATTCAGTTGGAGTCGAAGAAGGAAATGAAGGCGCGCGGGTTGCCGTCGCCGGGGCGCAGTGACGCACTGGCGCTGTCGTTTGCGCATCCCGTTCGCGCGGTCGATCGCCGGATGTCCGGCAGCCTCGGCCGCCCGACGCACGCGAGGATGGGAGCTTGACGATTCGCGGGATTCCCCGCACGGTCGCGGGCACTGTTCAGGTTCCACACCTGAGTGCGTGCCATGAACCTGTTCCGCCCCAAGATGCCCGCCATCCCGGAGACGCCCAAGGCGCCGACCGTGGACGACGCCGTGCAGGTCGAGGAAGACATCGCGCGACTGCGCAAGCGCCGCGGTCTGGCGTCTACGTTCCTCGTCGGCCAGCGTCAGC